GGCTTTATGTCTTTATCATACTCTTCCTGTTTTCTTTTTGCTTCGTCAAGAACTTCTTTGGTCAGTATGCGTTTAGAAATGTCAATGGCTAACTCTTGGTCAACCTCTCCATCATTTCCATGTCCTTTAGCGTATAGCTCTTGGTTAATCAGGTCGTTACATTTCTCATTGACAAACTTCCACATTGGTCGCCAGTACCACCAGCTATTTCTAAAATACACACCTTTGTTCTCTTGTTGGTATTTCTCCCTAGCGTCCCAATAGGCGTGTTGGTCTTTCTCCGTAAGTTTACTAAAGTCTTTTGGTTCTTTTGGTTTACTTGAACCTTCTTTTATAACTGGGTTAAACCCATAACAATCTACTCCCATAATATTTCTCCTTTATTTAATTAATGTTAAAAGTATATCCTACACTATCCTATACCCATGTCAACTATTATCTTTTAGAATGATTCTAAAGTGCTTGAGCTTGCTTTAGAATCATTCTACCCAGTATGCTCCACAATGTCGTACAGCCATCCATTGGGGAGCCCATCAATATGATCCACAACACCGTTGTACACATGTACTGTTAGAGTGCTTGAGCTTGAGCCTGTTTTAGATGGGGCATTTAGGGAAGCACATGTTTCTATTAACGGGACGGATACTATGTCATGAATAGTTAAATATTCTTGCATAAGTCTGACCGCCTCTAATCTATCCGTTTGACATGGCACACCGGTGTCATTCCTATTCCACAGACAGGCTCGGATTCTTACTCCGAGCTTGGCTAATTTTTCTAAGTCTTTATCGGTTAATACATTCTTGCTCATTATTTCTTTTCTTCATTGACTCTATTTTTAATTTTTTCTTCTATAATTTCGTTAAGCTCTTTGTCTTGTAGCTTTATCGGTATGGTTAGTATGTCATGGACCAGTAAATATTCCTGCATAAGTTTAATCGATTCAAGTCTATCTGTTCGACATGGCACACCTGTATCATTAATATTGCAACTGAGACACGCTCGGATTTTTACTCCGAGCTTCTCTAATTTTTTTAAGTCGTTATCGGTTAGTACGTTCTCGCTCATATTTGTTTACCTCTCTAATTAAATATGCTAGTGGCATAACTACAATTAAGAATGAAAAAATATTTAACAGTGTCATTATTTCTCTCCAAATTGGTTTTTGACCAAAAAATCTCCGTTCAATTCTTTCATTAATTTTTTTAACGTGTCCTCTATACTTGTCGCCTCTTGCACAATTTCTTTAATTGGTTTTAATTTTCTTTCCTCAAGTACGCCATGATCCGTGTATAAATAAAAATTCTCTTTACTTTCTTTTCCACGAATTGCAAAAATATTTTCAACACACGCTGACGCATATTTTTCTGTAACTGGATTTTTAATAATAATTGTATTTGGGTGTTCTGATATTTCTGCTATTCCATTTCTTACACAAAACTTGCCAGACTTTGATATAAATGTCATAGTAACTGGTTTGTTATGTATTTTATTTTCTAATTCAATTTTATCCATAATATCTCCTTTATTTAATTAATAATATATCCTACAGCATCTGGGATATAAAGTCAAGTATTTTTTTCTACATTCTCCCAGATTTCTGTTAAGATAGCCTTTGGCACTTGGTCGCTGTATTTCTTTATCAACTGCTCAAGGGTCATAGTTTTATTATCACAAATCTCTTGTTCTAATTCTTCTTGTAGTCCAATTAGATGATCTTTTAATCTTGACATAATATCTCCTTTATTTAATTAATAGTCTATCCTACACCCTATGGGAGATAATGTCAAGCACTATCTTTTAGAATCATTCTAAAAGAAAAGCCTTGACTTTAAATCTAGGATAGTATAGGATTAGTTATTAACTTAATAAAGGAGGAACTATGGTTAAACATAAAATATTTGAAGGCGCAAGTGAGAAGGCACACAATTTTTACAAGGGTTGGAATCAAAGAATGCCAGACCATTTGAGCATGGATGTATTATTGTGCTGCATGTTTGTGCATCACGGCAAGGATGCGGAGGATAGGTTAAGGCGCTTTGAGCAGTGCCGAAAAGATTTGACCCAGGATGAGGCTTTGTGGGTTATGTCTCTTTTAATGTTAGAGAAGGTGATTAACTTGGCATCGGAAAGTGATGAGGCGAAAACCTTTTATGAGCAAATTAAGGATGTAGGTAAAGAAACAAAACATTAATTGTTCTTGACTTTAGATGTAGGATAGTGTAGGATTAAGACATAACTAAATAAAGGAGGAATACGTTATGGAAGCAATAATAATATTAGTAAGTATACCAATATTGATTCTTATATTGTGTATCTTTTTATGGAGGACTTATTAATGATGTTAGATAATGAAGATGAGATTAAAGTATTTGGATATTGTCAGTTGGTTCATGCATTATTAATGGAACAGAAGCTAAGAAAAAGTTTTCCGGGTGCTGTGATGACCAGGAAAGCTAATCCATATATAATTTTAAAAAGACAATATGGATTTAAAGGAAACAGAGACAAGGTATTAAAAGAGGCGTTAGACATTCTTGAAACGGTTATTGCGCCGCGATATCCTAAAGTAGTGAAAGGTTTCGCTAGTACATTGGCCCGATAGTTTCCTCAACGCTCGGGTGGGAGTGCAATTAATCGAGCCTTGACCCACTCATCAAGGCTCAAGAAAGGAGGAATGATGGTTAAAGTTTTACCTGTTGGAGAAAAGGACGGCGTTATTCATCGTGTTGATAATTGGTTATATCGATTGGACGACATACAAGAGGCGATGGGTGCTATCGGTTTATCAGAGCATAACGAAAAGCTTTTTGATGAGTTGGTTGGTTTCCCTAATAAGGAGAATAAAACTATTGGGGTATTTATGCCTCAAGAAAAGGCTTGACTTTAGATGTAGGATAGTGTAGGATTAGTTATTAAATAAAGGAGGAATTATGACACTAAAACAATTTAGAGGCGCAACAAGCGGCAAGCTAAGAACCTCAGTAGAATGGAAAGGGAAGAGATACCTACTGCCATTCAACGGTGCAAACTATGGGGGAGAAAACTATGACCTATTGGAGACTGTTCAGAATCCATATAGCGGGGAATCTGTTTCACTCCCGTATTTCGCAGTAGCAGTCTATGACATCATCAAGAAGGCAGAGGAGAAGGAAGACTGGACCAAACTTCGCAAGGGATTAGATTGGTTTCAACAACACTTTGTTAAAGAGTACATGGTCCTATTAGATTAGGACGATGGCTGCCGCGGGTTGGCTTTATTCATTGTGCCTTCTCCGCCCGCGGCAGAAGGTCCCTAGACCAAGCCCAAATTAGAATGGATACAAAGAGGGGGACCCCCCTTTTTTCAAAGAAGGTTCCTTTTCTTTACCCTTTATTCTTTGATTTGCACAGTTTTATGGGTTATAAAGTTATCATGAACCTACAAAATATGTCACTGTCGGAATTAAAAAAATTACCGCTTGATGTGCGTAAGTCGTATATGCAGTATTGGATCCGGCATCAAGAAGTTACAAAACAAAATAATGCAAAAAATAATTTTTTAGATTTTGTAAAAATGATGTGGCCAGAATTTATTCAAGGTCATCACCACAAGATTGTTGCAAAGAAGTTTGAAGCCTTGGCCCGTGGTCAAATAAAACGGTTGATTGTCAACATGCCCCCGCGTCATACTAAATCAGAATTTGCATCCTTTCTCTTACCTTCATGGTGGATGGGCCGTGATCCACGGTCCAAGATCATTCAAACAACACACACAGGAGAGTTAGCAGTGCGCTTTGGGAGAAAAGCAAAGAACCTGATTGATTCACCTGAGTACCAACAAATTTTTAAAACGAGACTCCAAGAAGATTCAAAAGCCGCTGGTCGTTGGGAGACGGCTCAAGGTGGTGAGTATTACGCAGCTGGTGTGGGTGGTGCCATTACCGGTCGTGGTGCAGATCTTTTAATTATTGATGATCCGCATTCAGAACAAGACGCGCTGAGCCCTTCAGCACTAGAGAGGGCATACGAGTGGTATACATCGGGACCCCGTCAGCGTCTCCAACCCGGTGGGGCAATCGTGCTCGTGATGACCCGTTGGTCCGTCAAGGATTTAACCGGACTCCTCCTTCGTTCCCAAAAGGAAGCGAAGGCGGACCAATGGGACGTGATCGAATTCCCTGCCATCTTGCCGAGCAAGAAAAGTCTGTGGCCACAATATTGGAAAGTGGATGAACTGGAAAAACAAAAAGCAACGTTGCCTGTATCGAAATGGAATGCGCAATGGATGCAGAACCCCACCGCCGAGGAAGGGGCCATCATCAAGAGAGAGTGGTGGCAGAAGTGGAGCGGGAAGGTTCCTAAACTCCACCATGTCATACAAAGTTATGACACGGCATTTTTGAAAAAAGAAACGGCTGATTTTTCAGCCATCACCACCTGGGGTGTTTTCTACCCGGACCAAGACTCAAAGACCACCGCGCTTATCTTAGTCGATGCAGAGAAAGGACGCTGGGAATTCCCAGAATTAAGGCGTAAAGCTTTAGCCTTATATAAATTTTGGTCGCCTGAATCAGTTGTGGTTGAAGCAAAAGCTTCAGGCCTCCCCTTAACGCATGAACTCAGACAAATGGGAATTCCTGTTTTAAACTTTACACCGAGCCGTGGAAATGATAAACATGCAAGAGTAAACGCTGTGGCACCTTTGTTTGAAAGTAAATTGATCTGGGCGCCCGACGATAAGTTTGCACAGGAGGTCATCGAGGAATGCGCGGCATTTCCTTATGGTGACAATGACGATTTGGTTGACTCCATGACCCAAGCGGTCATGCGGTTTCGCCAAGGCGGCCTGCTTACTCATCCAGAAGATTATAAGGATGAGCCTATTTATCATAAAAAATATGAGTATTACTAATGTCAATATGGAAAGTAGCAGCACTAGAACTTGCAAAGATTGCACAGAAGGCAGATAACGTTGCCGACTTTATTAAACGGGGTGGAAAGTTTGTTCGCGATCACATTGGATATAAAAATCCTGGGTCACAGCGACTGACGAAAGAGATCTTGTTTGAGATGGGGGACAGGATTGATCGCTTAAAGATTTTGGGCCAAGAACTTACTAATGCGGATTATTTTTTCCGTCGTCTTCCTGATCCAGAAATTTTGAAAATGTTTAAAACTCGACCACCATTAAGAGTTGTAGAGACACCAGAAGATCTCATGAAAGGGGTCCAAAAAGAAGTGGGGTCTTTATCGAATTATGATGATGTTGCAGAGGCTTGGGCTTATAAAAACCGCCATCATATTAATTTGGACCATGAGAAATACCTCGAAAACGAAAATAAATTTATTAATACAATATTAGAGAAGGTGCATCTATTATCCAATGCCCAGTTTGAAAACTTACTTCAGCGTGTAAAAGTACTTAAACGCACTGGCAATAGTATGTCATCTACTGCCAAAGGTGATGAGCTCATTGACAATCCTGCTTTACATGATCTAGCAGTAAAAAATAGAGAGGCACGTTTAAGCTTTCATCCTAATGATGAGATTCATTCTATTAACAAGTTTATTGAAAATGTGGTTAATGATCCAGAAAGTTTTTACAAACTTTCCCCTCTTCTTGATCAACCCTTTGGTATTCCATCCGATTCATGGCTCGCCTTTCATAAGGGAGCAAAAGGAACAAAAGTTCCTGGGGAAGGTGACTGGGGGAAAGGACCAGGAAGATTTAGTGCAGCAGAAGAAATAGTGACGGAGGGAGGAAATCCTTTCATAGCCGAGGAAGGAATTAAAGGTCTCCAGAAAGAATTAGGAACCGAGATACGGTTACCCCATAGAAAAACTGGAATTGAAACTCTTGAACAAAAACAGGACAAGGCATTAAAGGACTTAATGGAAACAAAACCAAAAATGAATGGTGACTTTGCCCATGGTGGCGGCGTCGGAACTTTATTTGAGGAGAGAATATAATGGCTACATATTCAGAGTTATATGACCAATTAAAAAGCCCCGAGTTTAAAACTGCTTACGATAAAATTGCATCGAAGTCTGGATCAAGTATCTATGATCTTTTTGGTTATGGGGACCCACCTCCTTCTGACCCTCAACCTCCTGGGGTTGATATGGGAGGACCGGAAGGATATAGCACCTTACAAGAGGATCCATTAAGTGGGGGAGTTTATACAAAGAATGTTCTAAGAGACATGACGGATAATGAGCTTTATAGGGCTGCACTAGAAAAAGGTATCAACCCTCAAGGTGATGAAATTACAGTGGGTCCTCTAACCGGAACAGTTGGATATGATTATGATAAACTAAGAGGTATAAATAAAATTGCAGTGGGTCCTGAAACCGGAGAGGCATGGGACTGGAGAGATGACCCTGAAGAAACTCTTGTAGGTACACCGACGGGCGCCTCTTATCCTTCTCGTTTTGGTTTCCCGGGTCTAATAAAGATGGGTTATAATCTTTTGAGTATGAATCCATACACAAAAGCACTAAATTTTTTCAGGACGAAACAAGATGAACCTTACACTACTATTGAATGGTCTGCGCCGGAAGTTGCCGAGGTCATAACGGGTGATGGTTCGCAAGGGGATGGTAGCGAAAAGAAGAAACGAACAGCATTAACAAATCAACAGATAGAAGCTCTAAGGAAAACAGAAAAAGAAAAAGGACAATCTGCGCCAACAGGTACAGAGGGCAGAAATCCTTGGGGTAGAATGGATTCTGCCCAAGGTGGCCTCATGTCCTTAGCCCATGGTGGAAGGCCCGGTTTTCAAGATGGGACGCCATCACTTGGTGATTGGCTGAGTACGCCGTTTCTCTCTGAGGGGGAGAGTACGTTTGATAAAATGAAAAAGGCTGGATCAGATCTCATAAAAGCTAAAAACTTAGGGCAGTATCAAGATATATCTTCATCTTACACGCAACCAGTTACATATGAAGATAGTCCTGTCTTTCAGGCAGGTTTAGAAAACTGGGATGCTACCGGCCTAGGTTCACTATCTTCTAAGATAATTAATAAAATTGTTCCATCGACGCTGGCAATGGCTTCTCCTTTTGACAGTGGATTTCTTAAAGGTGGACTGAATGTTCCACCAAAAGAAGATGTTATTGCAGAATATTCACAATGGAACGAACCTGAAATGGCCCAAGCTTTAGGAGAACAAGCGTGGGCGAACGCTTTTGGTCATGAAGTAAGTCATTTAGGATGGCAATATAAACCAGACAGAGAGGAATGGGAAACAGAAAGCCGAGCGCCGGGCATTGGGAAAGATAAGGGAGAAGAACAATGGAATTATATGCATGATTTAATGTATGGACCACGATATGATGAAGAAACTTTCGGAAGACCTGGTGAAGATTATTTAACAACTAAAGGACTTATTAATAAAGGAGATTTAAGTTATACACCAGAAGCTTTTGATCTAATTGCCAAATCGAGATTAATTCCTGAACATAAAAGAGCCATTGGCTTTGGCATTAATCCTTTTGAAGATACCTCGAGGGGTTACTATCGGTCACCTTATCAGAAATCTATAGCGAAGTATGGAACGCAAGAAGGCCCACCAGGTACAAAGGGTGGTTCGACGACAAAAACTAATCTAGCCAATTTTGCTGCTCAAGCAAAAGCTTTAGAAAAAGCGAAAGACCCAAGAGGTGGAGGAGCGCAAGCTGGGGGTATTGGATCAACAGGTCATGGACGTGGTGGTCATCATTTTTCTTCAGGCGGAAGGCCCGGTTTTAAAGAAGGCACTGGCTTTAGTAGAGCTATGGAGATTGCACAAGACAAATTAAAAACTCGTGCGCTAGAAATCCTTCCATGGAGTGTGGGGATCCCTTTTAATGAATTATCAACAAAACACCAACAAGAAGTAATAGATTCTTTTTCACCAGGAGAATTACTGGGTAAAGCCCAAGGCGGCACCGTACAGCGCTATTTCGGTACAGGCGGTATTGCCAATTTGCAAAATCATGCCCTATAATAAATTTCAAGTCATAGAAAATATAAAGCATTATCTTCGTGATCAGCCCATCAAAGACCGACCAGGGTTTAAACCGGGTGGTATCGTAGAACCGGGGGTTACGCATTATGCGACAAAAACTTCAGGTACAGGCACAGGAATATCAGCAATTGATGACCCTACAGTTATAAAAAAAGCTGAAGATATTTTAACAAACCTAGTTGAAAGGAAAGATGGATATAACGTGTTAGATTGGAAGGGAGGTACAACTGGTAAATATAATGAAGAAGATTTACACAAGCTTTTAAATAAAAAAGGCTTCCCTATTAAAAATAGAGACACTTTAAATGAGATTATTAATAAGATCGCCAATAAAAACGGTTGGTTGAATGCAATTACGTATAAAACTACCCTGATAGTGAAGGAGTTCATGAATCAGTATGCTCGACATGGTCAGTTCACGGGGGAGGAAAAAGTTGCAGATAGTTTAATAAAATTTAGAAGTAAAGACCCTAATCATATTTATGAAACAATTAACAAGCTTTTTAAAAAATGGAAAGATGGAAAAATCAAAATTCCAGGGTATGTTGTTGACGAACTACCTGACGAAGTTAAACAAGCTCTTGATGATTGGTCTCCAGGGCTAAAGAGTATAAGATCTATTGATAAAACAAAGCAATTAAAATTTTTAGATAATTTAAATAATAAGAATCCTTCTTTAACATATGAGGAAGTTAAGGCTCTGTTTGAAAAACAATTTCCAGATGCCCGACCAAAAGCTTTTCAACATCGAATTGATCAACTTTACCAATTAAAAGTGGAGGGAAAAATTCCTTCAGGTACAAAAACAACATTAACGCATGACGTTAGTAAAGGGGACCGTTCTAATTGGCTAAAAGACGGCAAAACTAGAAACAAGGCTGGTAACTACAATAAAATTTTAATCGCTGCGGATCAATTGGACGCACAGGGTAATAGTAAATTAGCCACCCGATTTAGAAATGCTGCAATTAAGTATTTTAGCCCCAATACAGGAATTCTTTCTAAAATGGGAGGAGAGGCAGAACACTTGTGGACTAGGACGTATGGTGAGTTAGGACAATTAAAAATTGATAGCTTGGTACAAGGCGACTTAAATACTTTTAAGCAGCTCAATTTTAATGATCCTATTGAGAGACTAATCAAGGAATACCCAAATGCTTCTAAAGCACGCAAATTAGAAATTAAAAGCCTTATTAAGAATCGTCAGAGTTTTTTGAATGAGCTAACGGGAGGAATGACCAGAGGTATTGAATTTAAGTTTGACGAGAAAAAAATCACACCTAAAAATTTAACAAAACCTATTGATCTATTAACCCAGGAAGAATTAGCAAAATTAGGACCTCGAGGTGAAGCGTATAGAAAAGAATTAATACGGGTTGGAAAAGACTGGGGGCTCATAGACGAGGCAACAGGAAGAATTAGACCAAAAAAAATATTAGACGATGAGATTGCTAAGTTTATAAAACAAAATCCCGCTTTAGCTAAACAAGCGGCGATAGCCTTATCAAACGGCGCTCCTATTGAGAAAATTATGCAAACATCAGCAATGAAAAAAGCTTTACCTTTCCTTAAAGGAGAGGGTTATTTTGTTTTAGCGGAGGTATTGAATAATTGGAGTAAAGGTCAGTCATTCTACAAGGGTTTGGGTAAAGCAATTGAAGCGAGTACATGGAATCTTATTGATTTTGATACAGATGAAAAAGCAGTGCTAAACCATGCTATTGAAAAAGGTCTTCCTGAGAATGAGATCAAAGCGATGATGGATTGGCTCAACGTTAAAAAAGAAGAAAAGAGATTAACATCACTTAAAAAGAGATTAGCATTTAGTGAAAGATATGGATATGCTGAACAGGGCTCTGCGTTTGAGATTAGTGATGAGTTAAAATCTCAAATTAAAGATAGCGAACAAAATGTAGAAAAATTATATAATGAGTATTTTGCAGGTAAAAATCGTGATCCGGATATGGGTTTACTGACCCTACAAAATATGATGGAAAGTTTAACTGCTGAAGAATGGAACAAGACAGCTGGCACTTTGGGTCTTGATAGAGGATATCGAGAAATGATTGGAGCTAAAGGAGATGAAGGTGTAATTTGGGGCCCACTTATTGGAACAGGTTGGAGGGAACTTGGTGAAGCTTTCGGTGGAGAAGAAACAGATTCTTTTAAAGAATACACACCCCAAGAGTTAATGATAGAACATCCTGTGTACGGGTATAAGGAACAAATTAAAAGCATGGAAGAAGGAGGAAAAGATTTCTATGGTGTAGAGCGCGCACCCGCTTCTCCCATGGAAGATATAAGAACACATTTTAGCTATGCACTCCAACCATATGCAGGCGGAGGAATCACAACTCTTGATCCACTTAAACCATGGGCTCTTCCTCCTGAAGCAGGACCAGATCCTTATGGACAAAAGAGAAAAGAAGGTATAGTATCATTAACTTAAAATAGGCATATTATGGCTGAGATAGATAAAGCACTTCCCAATGTACGACAATCTGTAACGATTCCTCCTGAAGAGGAAACGATAGAGGTGACTGAAGAAAAGATTCAAGAACAAATGGATCCCGGTGTCGATGTTATTGAGGAAGAAGATGGCAGTGTAACGGTTGACTTTGAACCAGGAAAAGTTGCCCCACAAGACAGTGGTGAACATTTTGGAAACTTAGCAGAATTGTTACCAGACGACGTCCTTGGCCCTTTAGCCTCGGACCTTGTTGAACTCTACAAAGAAGATAATGAATCACGCTCCGAATGGATTAATACCTATAGGAAAGGCCTCGGGTTGTTAGGTTATAAATACGAAGAACGTACAGAACCGTTTCAAGGCGCATCGGGTGCAACGCATCCCGTGCTCGCAGAAGCCGTCACCCAATTTCAAGCACAAGCATACAAAGAACTCCTCCCCTCAGACGGACCGGTCCGTACACAAATTGTAGGAATGGCTGATCGTATGCGCGAGGACCAAGCGCAAAGGGTCAAGGACTTCATGAATTATGAAATCATGAACAAGATGGAAGAGTACGATCAAGAATTGGATCAGATGTTATTCTATCTACCCCTTGCAGGATCAACATTTAAAAAAGTGTATTACGATGAAATGCTCGGGCGTGCTGTTTCTAAATTTATACCGGCCGATGATTTAGTCGTGCCATATTATGCAACCTCTTTACAAGAATCAGAGCGGATAACGCACGTTGTCAAGATGACACACAATGAATTGAGAAAAGCACAAGTCAAGGGATTCTATAAAGACATCGACCTTCATGATCCAGCGATCATTGAAGATCAATTACAAAAAACAGAAGAAGAGATCTCAGGGGTTAAACGTGGGGCCAAAGAAGAGGTCTATAATATTTTAGAGATGCATGTGGATTTGGATTTAGAAGGCTTTGAAGATCAGGATCCGACAGGAGAACCGAGTGGTATTAAAGTGCCCTACATCGTAACCATCGAGGAATCACAAACAAAGATTTTAGCTATTCGCAGAAACTATAATCCAGACGATCCTCTTAAACATAAAATTAAATACTTTGTGCATTTTAAATTTCTCCCCGGTCTTGGATTCTATGGCCTTGGTCTCATTCATATGATTGGTGGCTTATCGCGTACAGCAACAAGTGCGTTAAGACAACTCTTGGATGCGGGAACATTATCGAATCTACCTGCTGGTTTTAAATCACGAGGAATCAGAATTAGAGATGATGCGGTTCCATTGCAACCTGGAGAATGGAGAGATGTCGATAGTCCAGGAGGAACGGTTAAAGAAGGATTCATGACGTTGCCTTACAAAGAACCAAGTCAAACTCTTTTTAATTTATTAGGCTATGTTGTTGATGCCGGTCAGCGTTTTGCAGGAATTGCAGATATGCAAGTGGGTGATGGCAATCAAGCAGCTGCTGTTGGAACCACAGTTGCATTATTAGAACGTGGCTCCCGTGTGATGTCTGCGATTCATAAACGCCTCTACTCGGGCATGAAGGAAGAATTTAATTTGCTTGCAAAAATTTTCAAACTTTATTTACCACCAGAATATCCGTACGATGTTGTTGGTGGAAATCGGATGATTAAAACACAAGACTTTGATGATCGTGTGGATATTGTACCGGTTGCCGATCCAAATATTTTCTCGATGTCACAGCGTGTGACATTGGCACAAACAGAATTGCAACTGGCACAAACTAATCCTGAAATGCATAATATGTACGAAGCCTATAGATCCATGTATCAAGCTATGGGAGTCAAGAATATTGATCAAATATTACCCCCTCCCCAACCTGATATGCCGTTAAATCCTGCCCAAGAACATATTAATGGATTGGCAGGAAAACCTTTCCAAGCCTATCGTGGTCAAGACCATCGGGCTCATATCACAGCACACTTGGCGTTTATGTCAACAAGCTTGGTTAAAAATAATCCTATGATTTTTGGAGAGCTCGAGAAAAATATTATGGAGCATATTTCTCTGATGGCTCAAGAACAAGTGGAAATAGAAATGATACAAGAGATTCAACAAATCCAACAACTCACACAACAAGTACAGATGATGCAGCAGAATCCACAAATGGCACAGCAGAACCCTCAAGCCCAACAACAATTAGAGGCTCTGCAAAATAAAGTGGAATCGCGTATTGCAGTCTTGATTGCAGAATTAACCGAAGAGTTCTTAAACGAAGAGAAGAAAATAAATAATATGCTTGATGGGGATCCACTGGTGAAATTAAAAGCACAAGAACTAGATTTAAAGGCCATGGAGAATGAACGTAAAGCGAAAGATGATGAGGCGCGCATTAATTTAGACAAGGTCAAACTTCTGCAAGGTGATCGTCTTGCTCGGGATAAAATGGAGCAAACAGAGGATATTGCTAATCTAAGAGCGAAGGTCACGATGGATAAACAACATCTTGCTAATAAGGCAAAACGCCAGTCAGACTTGACAAAACGGTATGATGTCCGTACATTGAAAGGTCGGTAATGCCCTTTAAGTCAATAAAACAGCGTCGCTATCTGTGGAAGAACCACCCTGAGATTGCGGACCGTTGGACTAAAAAATATGGCAAGAAAGTTATTGCCAAGAGCGGTGGTGTTATGTTAAAACGAAACAAATAACTAATAGGTAATTATTATGGGAATTGCAAAAGAAGTTTATTATGGAGAACCGGGTCCTTTAAAACCACAAGGTGGAAAAGTGACTGCAGGTGTCGATGTAAAACGAAATTTTGAAGGGACTAAAAATCTAGCACGCTATGAAAAATTCGATAGCAGCAGTACTGGTTCTCGTCAAGATAAAGGTAAATAGTTATGTCAACAACAGATGTAAAACAATCAATCATCACAGCTGATGCTACATTTAAGACTGCGATCGGTGGAACGGTTGCTATCGCGCGTGCGCGCGTGAAGGGTGTTTCTGGTTTAGCTACAGGGGCGAATGCTATTATTAAATTATATGATGGCTCTGATGCAACAGGCACACTTAAATATCAAATGCAGTGGGGTGCTTCTGATGGTGATACATGGAATGAGTACATTGCTGAAGATGGTATTTTATTTACCGAAGGCATTTATGGTGATGTCACCAATTGCGACTTAGCAACAATTATATTCGATTAAGGAGGAAAAGATGGTAGGAAAAGTATGGACAAGAGACCAAGACGTTATGAAATCTAAAAGACGACCAACGACAACTTATAAAAAAGGTGGTAGAGCAAAATTAAGAGTTGGTGGTCAAGGATACAATGCACGACTGGATGAATCTTTGGGAGCAAGAAACAGAGGAGTAACTGGAAACCTTGCAGCGCGGAGAGCAGAAAGTAAAGGCATGGAACGTGCACTTGGAAGACGTCCTTATTC